TCATGACCGTGCTGGACTCATCGCCAGCGGTGGACACCAACAACGACAGACCCGACTTCACAGCAATCTGGGCAGGCTTCAACGCACCGAAATAAGCAGCCTCAGTGATTGCCCACAGCTCGTCCACAATCAGAATGTCCACGCCCGAAATACCGTGCTTCTTCCCTGTTGCAGCCTTGACCAAATACTCAGAGCCACCCACCATCTTGACGCGGTGCCTGCCGTAAGCCCACGTCACCTTGCACAGCCCCGACTCTTCCCACAACTCAAAGAGATCACGCAAGTCCTCAAAAACCTCAGTGGCAAGAGACAATTCGTGAGCCGTGGAAACAACCTTGACAGGTCTGCCCCAAATTCGTGGTAGTTCCAGCAAAGCAAACCCAACAACCGCACTTAGCATGAAAGTTTTGCCCTGTTGCCGCGCACAAAACGCCATAGCACTCGAATGCGTAAACGCCCCGTCATCGTCATGCTCAAAAGCACCGTTCAATACGTTGACCTGCCATGGAAACAAATGACGGTTGAGGTGAGCAGCTGCAAACTCTGCAATGAGAGGCCCATAACTCTCGTACCCAATAGTGGGCGTTTCCAACCGTGGCTGATCAGAACCAACGCCAGCCGTTAACGGCGGTAACAACCTGTCTTGAGCTGAGTCATGACCGTTTTGGGAGATACGCGAAGAAAAGGTCGGGGGCAAATTAATTTTTTCATTTTTAAAAATGTTTACATTTTCTGCGTTTACGCGTTCAATCGTCACTTTTGGCTCTGTTGGTGTTGGGTCGGGGTATTTGCTGTCTCGTGGTTTGAAGTCAGGGTTTTGGAGTCTGTAGTTGTCTCTGATGCGTATGGCATTAATGGTGTTAGTGCATTGTGTGTCGCCACAGGTTTGTTTGGTTGTTGGTTCTGGAGTGGGTTGGTGTTCTGCTTTAACTTCTGTGGTTTCGGTTGTTTGTTTACCGCAGATGCTGCAATTCCAAATGTGTGTGATATTCCAGCGTGGGAGGATTCTGCTTGCGTTGGAGCATTGTTGGCCGCAGTAGTGTCCGCCTCCTCTGTCCACGTTACGCCAGTCGGGTATGAAGATTTGTCCGCAGTGTTTGCAGTCTCTTGGGGGTACTTGTGTGATGCCTTCTCGAAGTGGTGGTAATCCCATGGCTTCTGATCTGCGTTGATTTTGAGCTGTGCGTTTGGCGTTTACATAGCGTGCGCCCATGCGTGAGTTGCAGGGTTTACATACAGGGCGGAGGTTTTCGAGTGTGTCGGGCCCACCGGCATCGTGGGGAATGATGTGGTCTGCGTCTGTGGCTGGGGCTTTGTGGCAGATGACGCAGGTCATTGGGCCGTTGCTGAATAGTTCTTTTCGTGCTTTGTTGAACTCAGGGGTTGAGCGGCGTGTCATGTTGTTTCGTTTCTTCTCTAGCGCCCTTGGCTGCGCCTGCGGTTGCTTGCATGTTACGGGATGAGTCTGTCGCGGTGATAGCCCCCCACACTTTGAGTTACTAACTCAGGCTGCCGGATGATTACACCAGTGGACGGACACCATTGACATTTGTGACGTTTGGACGCTGTACAAGCCGTTTACACAGCCTGCTCTAGCACGTCCCCGTGCATTACACCTGCTGAGTACAACTCCCAACGAGGCCGTGGTTCTGATTTGTTATTGCGAATTTTAACGCACTTTGCCAAGTCCGCTGTTGTTTAGAGAAGAAATTGCTATTTCCCCAATGGCCCACAACATCGTTGGCATGAATATAGAGGTGCTTTTGCCTTCAGGAGTTTCAAACTTCAGGAGTTTTTTATCTTGCGGTCGTATGTTTATGCAACTTACTTGTTCGTTGTGCCACAAGTTAAAAAACCATAAGCCGTTTGAGCAGGGCAACAAAGCCAAACCGTTTCCATGTTCCACCCATTTTGTGACCCATGGGTCGGGCTTGGAATATGGAGGATTCATCCATACCAGCCCCCTCCAGTCTGAGGTCAGTCCATTAGTTTCTTGGGTGTAGTAACTCTTGCAAGGCGTGTGCATTGGGCCTTCAGGAGGGCAAGCCACGTCTAAGTCAAACTCAAGCCCTAAAGCGTCAAACAGCCATTTGGGAGTCCAGTAGTCGTCTCTGCCGTAGCCCCTCTGAGGTTCGTTGAATAGCGTTTCCTGTATCACGCCCTGCGGCCCAATCGCTCCGCAATCATCTCAAGTTGATTAGGTCGCCATACATAGTGCTCGACGTGGGGTTTGAGCGCGTTGGCCCATATGACCTGCATCGGTGACAGTTTGCCTGCGTCCAGTTTCAACTCGGCGAAGATGATGCCACGCTCACGATGGGCTAACACTAAATCGGGGAAGCCTTTGCCGTCTGAGCGCCACACACCCGGACGCACCTGATGCGGGCTGGGGTGGTGGATAAGCCAGCCGTTCATGCTCGCTATCTGTTCAACCTTGGACTGAAATATCCGTTCCGTGGCTTCGCCTTTGGGCATTACACGCCTCCAAGGATGCGGTGCAGCTCATTATGGGCTGTCGTCAGTTCACGCTCAAGCCGTTTCAGGTCTCGGTATTGCTCTTCCATAACTTTGACCATTGGCAACAGATTCGACACGTTTACATTGAATGAGCAGATGCCTTCAGGGTCGTGGTGATCTACTACGCGCTGAATGGCAGGCAGTAAATGTCGGTGCATGGTGCAGTAGTCACTGGTTTCGGCTTTGCATGTGTAGAACGGGCAAAGGATCGGCTTAGACATGACGCTTAGCCAGCCATATTCCGAGGGCGATCATGAGGGTCGAGTGGGACATGAAATAGACAAACTCAATCACGGCTTGCCAGCCATAATGCTCGGTAGTTGTCGCGTTCTTCTTGCAGCTGCACGATGACGGCGTTAAGGGTGCGGAACTGTATCTCCAGTGCGTTGACCTGCTGGACGAGGTCTTCGAGGTAGTCCTTCATTGTTCCTGCGTCCATCAGAATGGCTCCTCAGGTGAGTCGTCTAAATCATCTTCATGGGTTGCCATGACTGGCAACGGTGTGCCCTTAGGCGCCCAAAACGCTTTGTCGCCGTTTACATCCTTAAACCAAGGACGCTTCGGGTTAGCAGCGAGACCGTTGCGGTTGTCCCACACTTGTGTTACGCCTGCTTGAGCCGCTTCGAGAATAAGCCAATCGGGTATAGGGCCCCACTGGTCTCCTTTGATGGTGACACCATCCCCCTTTGCCGATGATGCTTGTGTTATACGCATCTTCGGTGCGGTGTTTTGCACCTTGCTCATTTCTTCACGGGATGGGCGTTTGTTTACATCGGTGCCAGCCATGCCAGCATTAGCCAGCGCACGGCCCACAGCAGACGTCTCACAGTTCTCCACGTGTGAGGTTCTGTTTACATTGCCAGCGCCACGTACCTCTTCGGCGTAGCCAGTAGCGATGCAAACATCTTCAAGCCACAGCTCTGCACGGATTACGCAAACATCGGCACCCGGTACGGAGACCATGTGTGTGATGGTGCGTCCGTTGGGGTGTTGTGCGAGCCAGCGTGAGTGTCGTACTGCTACTGGTTCGTAGTCGTCAAGATTAAAGCCCATAAGACTGCTTTTCCTGATATAGCGCATAGGCGGTTGGCAGTAAAGCAATAGTTTGGTCATCGGTGAGTTCTTCTGACTCAAGCAGCAGTTCAGCCATATATGCAATCAACGAACAAATGTGTTCAAGCTCTTTTTCGTAGTCGTCAAGATTAAAGCCCACTTGCAGCCTCCTTTTTAGCAAGGCGCTTGAGACGAGCGTCCTCTTTCTTTTGCAAAGCTGCAAGAGATGCGACACCCTCAGCAATCAACGGCTCGATGACCTTGCGAAGTGTTGCGGTGATGTTCTTGTCCTGATCTCGAAGCATCACATGCGTAATGGCTTTGAACTCCTCAGGGGTGAGCCTGACGGCTACGGCGTGTGGTTTGTTTATCATTGTTTCTCCCAATGTTTATTGTTTACTTGCCTGACGTGGCTCGCCAGTTTGATGCACCCTTGCCATCATCCCATAGGACACTTGCGACCTTGAGATTGCAGGAAGGGTCTGTCAGGCTTTTAATGACCTGACGATATGGGCGTTTACACGTCTTAGCAGTGAGCGTACGCCACGAAGAGTTGATCTGAAGAAGCCCGGTATCGCGTGAGCCGTCACCGTTAACACGGCTGACTGCGTGAGAGATGCACCTTGATTCCCTCCACATGATCCTGTCGAACACTTCGATGGGAAGTCCGTGTTTACGAAGCATGGTGTGCCACTGCTGGCACTTCCACTGGGGTGCAGCTGATGCTTGCATGGGCGGGATAAATAGGGTGAGTACTGCGAAGCAGAGCAATGCACGTTTCAATCTTCTCTTCTTTGATAGTCCAATAATTCAGTCTCTGTAATCCATAGTTCTTCGTCTTCGAAGTTCCAGTC